CGACGCGGGGATTACTCAGGAGGGGCAGACCCCGAACTCGGAGCAGATCGTTACGGGCATGAGGAAGCTGACGGACCTGGTGAACCTGTGGCAGACGCAGGGGTTGAAGCTCTGGCTGAACGTCGATACGCCAGTGCCGCTGGTCGCCGGCCAGGGAACCTACGTCCTCGGCCCCGGATCGGCTACGGGGATCGATATGACGAAGCCCCTGCGAGTGATCGAGGCCTACTACGTAGACGTAAACGCGATTCGGCGGCCCCTCATCGTGCTTTCCTGGAACGACTACATCCGCCTGTCGCAGATCACACAGATCGGCCAGCTCAATTCCTACTTCGTTAATAAGCAGCAGACACAGCTCAGTGTGTTCTTCTGGCTCATCCCGGACGCGGAGGCGGCGACGGGCATGGCCCACCTCTTGCTGCAGACCCAGGTGGTCAACTTCATCAATGTGACGGAGACACTGAACTTCCCGATTGAGTGGCGGATCGCGTTGCGCTGGGGCCTCGCGGACGAGCTATCCACCGGCCAGCCCCAGGCGATCATGGACAGGTGCCAGCAGCGCGCCGCGATGTACAGAACGCAGCTCGAAGACTGGGATGTGGAGGATGCACCAACCCGCTTTGTGCCTGATTCCCGGGGTGGCTACGCAGCGGGGAGCTTCTCGTAATGGCTCAAGCGCCTACTGTCGCCCTGCCGAAGCGGCTTCCGCTGGTTCTCGAGCCAGAGAATCGGGCGGAGTCAACTGACAAGGACGCCAAGCTCGTGAACGGGTACGTGGAGAAGGATCCTGATTCGGAAGATTACTGGATCTACAAGCGTCCCGGCCTTGGTGGTCCGGTTGCTTCGGTAACGGCAGCCGCCGGCTTGGGCGTGTATAACTGGAACGGCGACATCTACGCCATCTTCGGCGCGACCCTCTACAAGAATGCTGTATCTATCGGAACCGTTGGGACGACGGGAGGGGTGTATACCTTCTCCTCCAGCCTTGGTGCGACCCCGCGCCTCCAGTTGATGAACGCAGTAACCGCGTACAACTGGGACAACACAACCCTCGCGCCGATCTCGGGAGCGAACTTCCCAGGGAATACCTACGCAACGCCGGCGGTTAAGGGAATCGTCTACCTCGACGGCTCGACCTTTGTCCTTGATGCTAAGTCCTACATCCACGGGTGCGATACGCCGCCGGGACTGAATGCCCCGAACCTTTGGACCGATGTGCTGAACCTCCTCGGCGCGCAGATCGAGCCGGATCGGGGCATCTTCCTCGCCAAGCAACTCGTCTATGTCCTGGCGGTGAAGGAGTGGTCGACGGAGGTGTTCTACAACGCGCAGAACCCCGTGGGGTCATTGGTCCTCGGGCCGGTTCAGGGCGCGAAGTTGAACTACGGCTGTGCCAGCGCCGACTCAGTCCAGGAGGTGGACGGGTCCCTTATCTGGCTCTCAACCAACAGGTCCTCCGCGGTTCAGGTGATCCTCGTTACAGCTCTCAAGCCGACGGTTATCTCCAGCAAGTCGATCGACCGCCTCCTCGGCCAGGCGACGTTTAACACCGTCTACTCCTTCATCATCAAGTACGAGGGGCATATCTTCTACGGAGTAACGCTGAAGGACAATAACCTGACCTTGGTCTACGACCTGGTGGATAAGAAGTGGGCGCAGTGGACTGACGCGAGCGGGAACTACTTCCCGATAGTCTCCGCGACCTTCGCCGGCGACCACACGCGGATCCTCCAGCATGAGACGAATGGGAAGCTGTACGACTTCGACCAATCCCACACTACAGATGATGGGGCTGTGATCACCGTAGATATGTACACACCGAACTTCGACGGAGGGACGCGGAGGCGGAAGCAGCTAACCATGATGGAGTTCGTCGCGGACCAGACAGTGGGCAGCTCCCTGGAAGTTCGGGTTAATGACTCGGACTACGATCCCTCAAAGTGGACGAATTTCCGCTACGTGGACCTGAGCGTGAAGCGACCCCTGTTGACGAACTGTGGGAGCTTCACCCGTCGCGCCTTCCATATGCGCCACGCAGCCTCCACGCCCCTCCGCATCCAGGCGGTTGAGCTTCAGCTCGACATCGGCACGTTATGAGTACCTTCCAGCCGCCGCCAACTTGGGCCTTGCCGGTCATTGTAGACCCGAACTCCAAGGAGGGGGTGTTCAACCCCATCTGGCTGCGGTGGTTCTTGGAACTGAGCGAGAACCTTACGGGGACGGGGGCGCCCAGCACGATCTCCGTCGGGAGTGCCACGGGCCTGACAGCCACGAACGTCCTGCTCGGGACAGCCTCGGGCGGCGCTACAGCGGTGGTGAGCGATCCCGAGCTGATCTACAACGCGACGACGAATGAGCTGGAGACGTTCAAGTTCAAGGGAGCGCTCAACGGAACTGTGGGAGTAACTACGCCGGCGACTGGAATCTTCACCGCTATATCTGGCCCACTCACTGGAACCGTCGGCGCGACAACGCCGGCGAGTGGAGCATTCAGCGCAATAACAGGACCTCTTAACGGAACGGTTGGAGCAGTAACTCCTGCAACAGGGACATTCACCAATCTCGCCGCTACGACTCTGCTCCTCGGAGGTCGAGCTGTTTATCCTTCTGCCTATGGGCAGCTGACAATTAACGTAACCCACGCGCAGACGCTCAATGCTGCGTGGACACCAGTTTTGAATTACGATGTCAGCCTCGCGACTCCACAGGATGTGACGCAGAACTTAGTCGCTGGGACCCTGACGCTGGCGGCTGTAGGGACCTACCTCCTAACTATCGCTGGGGCAATAGGCTTTACCTCGAACAACGCTGGGCGGGCTTTCTTCGCACGCCTGTTCAACACGACTGATAGTGTAGTCGCGGCAGGGCCGATACACATCTTTGTTGGGCGCGACATTGAGGGGGTGAATCTAGGGATTTCAATGTTGTTCCAGGCCACGGCACCAGGCAAAGCGATTCGACTTGAGATTGGTAACGGCAACACCTTCGCGGCTTGCGTGATCGAGGATCTAGCCTATGCGGTGCACGCTGTATGACTGGCTTTGTGGCTTGGTGCTGTGCCTCTATTTGGGAGTGGGTATGACTGAATTTAACGGCGATCTTGAGGGTGCTCCCGACATTGGCACGCTGGGCGGAGACTTCGCTGACGCTGACGGCGAGACCAGCGCGACGCTTGGGGGTGATCTTACCCCGGAACAGGGTGGTGCGAATGAGGAGGTTAACCGCGATTCAGGTGGCTATGACTTCGGGGCCGCCGAGCTAAACGCGCCGGGCTCGTCGTCCCTGGGTCAGCTCTTCGGCTACGAGCGCTCGACCGGCCTGCCAACGAAGGGCGGCGACTTCGTCGGGAACTCCGCCAGCTACGGCTTTAACGACATCCTGAATTCCCCCTTTGGCCAGATCGGGCGGATGCTCCTCGGCCTCAACCCTGTCGGCGCGATGTTTAACTCGGCCCTCAGCATTGCGCAGAATCCTGCGAAGGGCCTGCTTGGGTTGATTCCTGGCCTACCCGGCCTCGGTGTGCGAGCGGCTTGGGGAGCAATAAACTCTCCGAACCCTATGGGATCTCTTGGCCAGTCACTCCTTGGCGCTGGGGCTGGTATGCTCGGCGGACGCCTTGGTGGTCAGCTCGGCGGCCAACTTGGCGCACGAGCCGGCTCCCAGCTCGCTGGGCGAGGAGCATCAATGCTGGGAGGGGGATTATCCGCCTCGGAGCAATTCGCGCGTGGTGCTCCTCCCGAGGGAGGGGATGCTCAGTGGACAAATACCCTGCAACGTAATTTTGGTGGATAAGGAGCTTATATGTACGATGATTTCTGGATGCCGCCGGACAGCTATGAGGCTCCTTCCTCCGTCCCCCAGGAGACTCTGGCGGGATATGGAGCAGGAGACACCTATTCGCCGCCCGCCGACACCGGCCACTGGTCGGGCCTGGACAACGTAGGGGAGGGAGGCTACGACGACACTGGTGGCCACTGGTCCGGGCTGGATAACGTCGGCGGAGGTGGCGTCAGCTACGGCGAGGATCCTGGCTACGGTAGTGCAGGAAGCTGGTTGCAGCAACTCTACCAGAACTTCACCGGAGGAGGGAGTGGAGGCTCCACAGCGCCCTCGGCCTTCGCCCCGACCAGCGGCGCCGGCTCCTGGATGACGCCACTGATGAGCCTAACCAGCGGCGGCTACGGGATA